ACATGGCAAGAAGTTGTGTACTCTCTACGAGGAGTTTCGCCGAAATATGCGTATCTCTACATTAGACGGTGTGCTTTAGAATTCGGTCTCGATATTTCCAAGTTGGAAGCGCAGATTCCAAATTCAGGTACCAAGGTCAAGTATACTTTTGACTACCTTGCACCGTTAGTAGAGAAGGCGACTACATGGTCTGAATTATGCGGTTTTGTTGGTGTGCAGGAGAATGAAGGAAATTTCAAGACACTCAAAGCAAAAATGAAGAGTTTTGGGATAGATGGACAGAAGTTTGGTTCTTTCTATAGAAAAAGCACTAAAAACCGACGAATGACACCGCTGTTCGACTTACTCCGATATGGAGTGAAAGTGAGTTCGGCGCATTTAAGAGAACGATTGATACGAGCAGGAATTAAGAAACGGGAATGTGAAGAGTGTGGGATTGATAGTTGGAGAGGCGCACCACCGCCGCTAGAACTTGACCATATTGATAGCAACCCGTTGAACAATGAGCTAGAGAATTTGATGATTCGCTGTTCTAATTGTCATGGGGTTGAAACCCGCCGCTTGCGCTCAGAAGCGGCGCTCGAAAGAAAACTCGGGCAAATTCCAGAGCGAATGTTTGAAGATGATTTGGAGGCAGACAATGAAGATTCCGACTTACATCAAGAAGAACTGGGCGACCTTGCCGAAATCGACGATTAACGACAAGGAACTTGTGATGGTTCGTGAGGTCGAGAACTGGGACCATGGATACGGTCATCATTCCTACAATGGCTTTGGTGTAGACCAGGACGGCAAGGTGTACGAAGTGTACTCGTCGGGTTGTTCATGCGACGGAGAGGCTTCTTGTACGGAATCCGCTGAAGCCTTGACCGAGGATTTGAACGACATTCACTTTGATTCTTTACGGGTTGATTTTTCGAATTACTAATATGAAAATTTTCATCTGGGATTTTGTTGATCATTGCACTCAAAGCTGGCATTCTGGAGGTGGCGTTGTTGTTATTGCCGCCGATGAAGCCCGAGCACGTGAACTGGCAGTTGGACAAGGCGTCACGTTTTCCGAAAATGAGAATCCTACAGCGTATGCAATCGAAGCGACGGAAGAAAAAGTGCTCTTGTTTCCTGATGCAGGTTGCTGTTAGAAGTGCTAAGGATAGAGTTTTGGCCCTGTGGTGAAATTGGCAGTACACGCTAGTCTTAGGAACTAGTGCCTTCGGGCGTGGGGGTTCAAGTCCCTCCAGGGCTACCAATAGTTGGTCATGTCTGGTTGTCTGGGCATGACTGCTCCCAAAGAAGCGATGTAAGGGACGCCACAGACAACACACATTCAAAAGGGAGGCAAGTATGTCGAAATTAAAAGTTCATAACGAAAAGTACCAAGAGTTGGCTGAAAAAGTCGCCGTTTGCTTCCATGGCGCTGAAGGCGTCTACGATTGGCGTGATTTAGAAGTTGACGTTCGAGAGACTAGTGATAAGCTAATTGTGTCGGTATGGCAGATGTACGAATATTTACCGATGACGTTCGCAATCATGGAAAAGTTAGCAGAAGTTTTTGGTTCTCGTGACTACAACATCAACAACTGGAGTTCTTCAGGTTGTGAAACGTGCGACTATAATTCACGGTACACGCACGAGTTTACCGTACCGAAGGTGAAGAATGCAGCAACAGAAAGCAACGATTGATAGTGTAAGTGTTACCAGCGCTACCGATATGGCGATTTCATATGCGGAAAGTATTGTTCAAAAAGCGCTTGAGTTTCTTCGAGATGATCGCAAGAAAGAGCGTCTGGTTGAAGTGGAATGTAAGACATGCTTCTACATCAACAATCAACGTATCGGTGGCGCTGCGATGACTAGCCGACCGTGTGGAATTTGTGATATGCCGCAGATGTATGGTTCGACGGCGACTGATAAGCTCTGCTTGAAATGTGCATTGGAGCATCAGTTGTGCAAGCAGTGTGGCGCTGATGTGTTGATGCGCCCACGAAGAATTTTCAAAGTCTGATATGGCGGTGGTGAAATTGGCAACCACAGCGGTCTCAAAAGCCGCCGCAGAAATGCTTGAGGGTTCAAGTCCCTCCTCCGCTACCATTTTCAAGTCTGGAGATGTTGTTGTGCATTTAGGCTCACATGTTCGACGGACTTTTGTGAGAACATTAAATGACAATAAAGCGCATACGATTCATTTTGAAGGCACAAAGCTAGTCCATTCACGGACTCCTCTTTCATGGCTATGTTTAGCTGATGTGATTGTGGTAAAATGTCCGAGGCACCTACACGAGAAATTATATGAAAACCAATTATGCATTAGCAGCGGTCGTACCAACAGCCGATCCGAAGAAAGGTAGCATTGTACATGTCTGTTTCTACGAGGAGCCGCCACAACAGAACGATGTGAACGCACTTGTTGAAGAACTTCGGACTGACGAAGAATTTCATATGACAGATAAGGTGTGTGACGTTGACTATTTTCTGGAGTATTTTGAAGGGGAAGTTTTGGCGCAACTTAAAGTAGATATGGAAATTCCAGATGACCTCGAAGGTTCAGGAGAGCTTGGTGAAACAAACTGAAGTTCTTTTTTCGTTTCAGGTGGCGCATGAAAATGACGTTGATCTTGATCGTCTGTTAGAGAGACTTATGGACTCATTGGCGATGACGACGGAGAACAAGGTTGAATGCGTCTATGGCCCTACCAACAAGTCGAAGGTGGTCTTGTATGTGGCTCCAATCACAGTCGAGCGTGGTTTGTCGATGGTGGAACTAATGCAGGGATTGATCGATGAAAAATCCCGTTGGTAAGTGGTCGGCGATTTATCTGCCTATGTTGCCCGACAATTCAAAGCGGCCTGACATGCACGGGTTTGCTTCTAAGGAAGAGGCTTGGGAGTACATCTTCTCTCAAATGTGTAATACTTGTGTAGCTGAGAGAAATATGGCTTTGTTAGGCTTCACTGATTATAATGAAGAGAAAGGGCTTCATCCAAATTTGTATCCAGGATGTGCTTGTGAATGGGAAGCTGTTAGGACAGAAGAGTTGATATGATAAGACTTTCAGACTATACGGTTGATGGCAAGACAAATTGGAAAGCCTACGATGAAGCGAAAAAGGTATGTGGAGAGTCATGTAATAGATGCGGATCACACATTCTTTTTTCCAAAGGGTATCGAACAACCTGTGATTCATGTAAAAGTTTGTTATATAATCGTGGTGAAGTTTATAGGAATGAGAAAGGTATTCGTTGCCCGAACTGTGGGCGAGCTTCTAACGATCCATACGACTATGGTGACGATATTTATGGAGAGGGGCTGCACGAAATCACATGCATCAGATGCGATCATGAATTTGAGGTTGAAACCCATGTAGAGTTTTCCTGGACGAGTCCTGCGATGATTGAATCTAAGCTTGGAGCAGATGATGATGGAATGGACGATTCAGACGACTGAAAGAGAAACTGAGGCTTTGTTGGACTTATCCGAACAAATGGGATTGTCGCCAGAGCGTATCTTTATCCAGGCGCTGCGAATTTATCAAGGAATTTCGAAAGGCCATTTTTCATTGGTTGAAAACAATTCAATGAGTAAAGTCAAGGATGTACTGTAGTTTTTGTTTTCTAGAGGGAAGCGAACCATCGAAAGTTTGTGGAACTTGTAAGAAGAAAAAGCCCAATCCGATTGTTGAAGTTGCGATTGAGGCACATGGCGGGAGAATAGGCAGGCTAAAAAATTTCAAACAAGTTTGACCGAGTGGGGGAATGGCAGACCCGCTCCGCTTAAACCGGAGTGCCGTTACAGGCGTGTGGGTTCGAGTCCCACCTTGGTTACATTAGTTGGTTTTAGGTAAAGTTGTTTGTGACAGAATTCAGCTTTACCTAAATACCAACATGAAGTATAGACATACAGAAGAGCTACTGAAGTGTGTGGTTGCAGAATCAACCTCATTGAGGGAAGTGTTAAAGAAGTTGGGTATGGCTGCGGCTGGTGGTAACTACTTTACGATTAAGAAACGAATACGTGAATCTGACATCAGTACAACGCATTTCACAGGGCAGGCGCACAGAAAGGGTAGAGTTTTTGACAAAAAACCATTGGCGTATTATCTGGTAAATGAAAAACGGATTGGGTCAGATAAACTTCGTCGCCGACTTCTCAATGAGGGGGTGTTTGAACATCGATGTTACAAATGTTCATTGACTAGGTGGTTGGGTGTACCGATTTCGTTGGAGTTAGACCATATTGATGGGAACACTATGAACAATAGATTAGAAAATCTAACCTTGTTGTGCCCAAACTGCCACGCACAGACACCGACATATCGAGGGAAAAACATCAAACGGCAATTAGCAACCAGATGAGCGCAAACCCTGTTGCCGTAAGGCGTGCGAGTTCAACTCTCGCCTCCTGCCAAATTTGAATGAAGAGGTTGTAAATCGTGGATCAAGTGCTGGTATCTGAAGCGTGTGGCGGCTTTCATCCATACATTAGCAATCCGTTGCTTTGCAAATGTGGCCATCCTGTCCAAGAGCATACTGCATTTATGGAGCGGCATCTTAAGCGAAAGCAAGAAGAAGCTCTTCGTCAGGAAGAGCTTAAAACCTCTGTTATGAAAGTACTTGGTGTTGAATTGATACCGGACCCGAGCGACGAAATGATAGAAATCAGTCCTGGATGGAAAATGAAGCGTAGAGAGTATGAAGCTCTCCGCATAGTCGTCCTGGAGAAAGAAGCAGAGAAAAAGAAAAGAACATGTACACACAAAACTCCAGATGGGACATCGACAATTGAGGGTGGAGTGTTTTGTGATGATCAAGGAAGTCCGTGTTGTAGGTTGTGTGGTTGGAGTTAAAATATGACGCTAACGGAAATGGTAAAAGATAAGAAAGTGCGCTTCTCCTATTATCGGGACGGAGAGCTTTGGTACAAAACTGAGGACGGTTTTGAGTTCCCGGTGCCGTTGTCAGACGCAGGCAATGCTGTGTTCCAGGCCGAAGATAAGGCTTTACTGTTTATGCGTTGGATTCGCAAGCAGCTAGATACTGTCAAGTCTTGGGATGTGGAGCGCCAACAACAGAGTGAATCTTGTGCCAATCAGTGATAAATCTTTTGGTGGGCCAGTTGGTCTAAAAATGAATCTTTTTCAGCTTGGAAATTTTACGTTGGCGAGTGGCAAAACTTCTCGGTTCAAAATCGAGTGTGACAATTTGACTGATGACGATTGGGAATGTCTTGCTTGGATGCTCTTTCAAACGTTGCCGTCATTTGGTGATGTGAAAGGTGTGCCTACAGGCGGGTTGAAATTGGCCGAGAAAATGGAAAAATATCGTAGCACTTCTTGGACTATTGGTGGAGTAGAACTGTTGATTGTAGATGACGTTTATACGACAGGCGGTTCCATCAATGCATATCGACTTTCTATGGCTGGAACGTACAAATCGATTGGTGGGGCAGTTGTGTTTGCTCGAAGCACTCCAGAAAGTTGGATAGAAAGTTTGTTTGTGTGTTCAATTTAGGAGACAGTGTGCTATTCTATAGGCAGTGTACATTGAAACGTGGAATTCAGGGTGATATAGCTTGGATTCCTGAGAAATTTGCCGTTGAAGGTAAGTATTTGCGCATCAAGAAAGATGGCGTTGAAGAAGATGGTTGGCAGGTAGTTGAGGTGAGTTCGAATCGTGTGAATGGTGATTATTTGAAAGAGCACGAGCGCAACTATCTCACCCAACGAGAGGCATCGGACATTTAATGACTTGGGAAGAAGCGTACCGAGAATTGTTGGGTCGTATTGCTTATGAAGCGTACTGTAACCATACAAATTGGAAGTCGTTAGCGACCGGACAGTCTCTCCCGCAATGGGAAGGTTTGAAGCCTGAGATCAAAGAAGCGTGGATGGTATCATCTGTGGCATTGAGAGAACATCTTCGTGATGAGTGGAACACTGATGCGTATGATCGAGTTGATTGAAGCTAAATAGTTTGCGGAAGATTGACAGAGTGGTAATGTGCTGGTTTGCTAAACCAAGGCCATCCTCGAAAGGGATGCGGGGGTTCAATTCCCTCATCTTCCGCCATAACGCAATACGAAAGTTTTGATTATGTAAAAATAATGGATAATGTAGAACAGTTAAACGCTGGTGATAAATGTGGGAGATGTGGTTGTGCTCGTCGAGAACATGTTCCGGCGTGTGGGTCGCACCCAAAGTGCAAACATTTTTCGGTATCGCATACGTTAAAGAAAAAGAGAAAATGAAGTAGGAATCGGTATGAGCGATGAAAGAAACATTGGAAAATTTTTCTCTCCGACTGGTGGAGTGGGTCGGATCGGTTTCATCGTTGATCGTGCATACGCTCGTGTTTCTTGCAATTTTTGGGCTTCGTTTGGTGTCGGCTTCAGTGATGTACTGTTGATTCTTACAACGCTCCTGTCACTCGAAGCGATTTATCTGGCCATTTTAGTACAGATGACACTTAACCGTCATACACGCAGTCTGCAAGACGTACGTTCGGATGTTGAAGAGTTGCAGACAGATGTTGAAGAATTAATTGACGAAAGTGAATGACTTATGAAAGAAGATGTGTTTGACCGTTATGAGCAGCTTCCGGTCTCTTATCATGAGGACCCTCTGTGGAAGTTAGTCGATCAGTTTCGTAGAGACGGTAAGCACCCAGAAGCTAACGGATTGGTGTTTCAGATTCGAAGGGATTACGGCTTTGACGGTTAACGACGACAAAAAATACGGTATTCGATCATTCGATTTTGGTAAGCCGAGTGAATGTCTTGATTATGTTGAGACGTTTGAGCGTATGACAGAGAAAGAACGTTGTGCATATGCTGAAGATGAGGGTATAAGTTTATGGACCCTTCAGGTATTTCACGACATACTTCTTACAGAAATTGAACGTCTCAAAGCAATCCAGGTGCAGCTTGAGATCGAAAAAGACGCTCAGGTTCATGTTGGCCTGGAGCAGGAGTTGCAGAGAATGCGACTTGCCAAAGAGTTTATGCAGAGGGATGACAGAGTGGTAATGTGCCCCGTTGGAAGCGGGTGGCCATCCTCCAAAGGGATGCGTGGGTTCGAATCCGACTTCCTCTGCCAAATTGTGACTGGCGATGCAGAAATTGATCGCTCAGATGGATAAGTGACTGTTGCTATCTAATAAATAGCTGCATGATGTATTTAAACCATGCAAAGGGATGGGTTCGAGATAGAGCCAATTTCGTTTATGAAAAGGCTGCTTATCTTTGTGACCACCATACTTATACGATCCCTATTGCATTGGGGTTTTGTTCAATTGCATCCGTTGTCTACTTATTTTGCGCAACTGTTGTGGCTATGAGTAACATGAACGACACTATTCGGTCGATCCCAACGGTTGTTCAGCTTGAGATGAAAAAGACTAGAATCGTGATGCAACAAGAAGGCATCTCAAATCGAGACATGATTTCTGGTCAACATATAACAACTAGGGAAGAGCTTGCGATTACCAAACAAGAAATACAAGATCGGATGGTGCAGGCTGAGAAAGAGCGTGTGGCGAACAAGAAAATTCTAGACGCCATCAATGAAAAATTGGTCGAAGCACAGAGCAAGAGACAGAAAATTTTAGGACTTTTTTAAGGGTACGGAAGGTCACACCGATTGGAGACGGGAACTGATTCGAACTCAGTTGTTCCGCAAGGGCTTTAGGGTTCGACTCCCTAACCTTCCGCCAAGGATTCATATGGAAAATACGTTAGCTACCAATCTCAAAATTGAAATCGGTCTCTTCAAAGAAGCGCTGAGCAGAGCGGCTTCCAATTTTGAAGATACAACCGGATTCAAACTCGAACAGGTAAAGATTACATCCATCGGAAATGAAGACGACAAGTTTGGTTCTCATTACGTCGATGTCAATTTAATGTTCTAAAATGACTATTTCATCTGAATTGTTTGCTGCTATCGAAGGTTGGATGCAACGTTCAAATACCAAAGACATCCCATCTATGCGCATTGGAAGGCAAGCACTCACTCCCCGTCAGATCGTAGAAGAATTGCGTGCGAGCACCGAGACGGGATTAAAGCTTGAAGAGATGCTCAAAGGAATGATCTCTACACACGGGCAAGCCTTCGTCATTGAATCTTTCAAGAAGTAGCTCCATGGCAAGTTCTTGACTTTCTAAAGAGTTGATGTACATCAGAGCCGTTTGGTCAAATTCATCGAAAAGTACTGCACGTCCGTCGTGGTGTTTTCGAATACTGAATCCTTGTGTCATAACTAAATAATTCCATCAAACAGGATGGAAGACAATCGGCAAATGACTGTAGCTCAACTTAGAAAACAGTTACAGGGACTACCTAAGGACGCAGTTATAGTACTCGCACTGGAAGTGGGTAAAGAAGATGATGAATTTACCATTGAGCGGCCTGCTGTTCATGTCACTTTACGCCCTGATCTCAAAGTACAAATCGGCGACGAGTCTAATTGAAGGTGTATCTATTTTAGATGTGTCTTGTAATCAATAGTTTATAGTAGAATTTTTGTTGACACCTCGTTTGTTAGAGTGGTATCCTTGGTTGTAGTTAGAAGTTGGGTGCCTGGACAAACTTAGCAAAGTCAGACGAAATAAAGCCTCTCCTTGCTGTTTTCGTTTGATTTTTGTGCCCTCAGAGGTTGGATGCCCTTTATTCCTTTTGACCATCCAGCCCCTGAGGGTTTTTTGCGGACGCCTTGACAAAGGTGTTCGTCTGAGGTATGATTGAATTGTTCGAGGAGCACTGAGGAGATCGGTCGAACCGCCGCCAGTAGTTTGATCTATGTCCTGAGTGCTCATCGTCCTAAGCACAGGAAACGGAAAATTATGTTTGATATTGCATTGGGTTTTTTACTTTACTACATCTTGGCGGCAATCTTCAGTTTTGGGTTGTTTACTGTGGTGATTTCGTTTGTTATGAACTTTTTCACCGGAGCCGGATTCGGACAAAACTTTAAGGTTGTGTGGAAGTTCATTTTTTCCATCCTGTCATTAGGGTTTCGAAAGACATCTGTATGAAATTTCTTATTGAGATTGGTGGCGCAACGCAGCCCGACCTAATTCGAGCGCTTGATGAGGCTCGTAAACAATTGGTAGGTGGTGGTTGTCATTTGAATGTTGGTGGTTGTGTGGACGTAAAACTGTGCCCTGCGACTACTGCCGACGCCGAGGAGTTCTATCGCCAGTATCAAGAGGCTCATCCAAAAGCTACTGCGTACTGGTCGAAATAGACGTATCTTTTCCATTGACAAACTAGCTGCCACTCTGGTACTATTTGTTTATGGAACTGATTCACCAACTTCCAAATGGCCTGAAATTGGCTGTGGCTCTGCAACTAGCGGACTTGTTTACGACGCTGTTTTTTTTGACCATAGGAGTCGAAGAAGGAAATCCGATTATCCGATTTTTGTTCACAATGTTCTCTCCGCTTGCAAGCCTGTTGATTGTGAAGAGTTTAGGTGTGAGTCTGGTGTTTGTTCAGTATCTTCGTGGAGGTAGTTTTTTCAAGCTCAACGTTTTGTATTTTTGTCTTATAGCTTGGAATTTGTTGGCGATTGTAATGCAGATGTCGCTGTCTAAATAGTTTAACTTGCGGGACTGGTGTTTAATGGTTAGCATCCTCGGCTTCCACCCAAGAGGTACCGATTCGACTTCGGTGTCCCGCTCCAAATTTTAAGCGGTTTTAGCTCATGCTGGTAGAGCGCCACCTTGCCAAGGTGGAGGCGGCGGGATCGTCACCCGCAAACCGCTCCAAAATTTCAACATCTTTGCTAATGGCCTTCTGAGCGCTGAGATTTGGTCGTGGTCTCGCACTCGCTATTTGACATGTAGGGCTTAGTATGAGATTATAAACCCGACCGATCCCAAAAAGTGAGTCTATATGAACTTCATGAGAGTTGTGCTTCGAGCCACTGGGCTGACCGCTACTATTTTGTCGTTGGCATCATTTGCTTTCGGCCAGACACGCATTCAAATTCCACAGGATACTTCTAAACTTCCTCAACCTCCAACAATCTCATCCGAGGCTCCTACTATCCCGGATGCGCCACCAACGGTCAAAATCAAAAAGCGTAATATTTTTAAACGGATCTTTGCTCCGCAAGACAAGCTCAAAGCAGGTCCTTCCACTCCGGTAGGAATTAAAGTCATGATGAGCGATGGCACTGAGCAAATTTTCACGCTTGGCACATGGCTTACATTTGCACCATATGCTAGTGCTTGTTCTCCCTCGTGCGCACCAGGGGTTGGACAAGTGCGAGGTATTTTCCCAACTCAATACGTAGATCAGATTGCTACAATGCAAACGGATGGCGCTTGGACTTATACTCGTCCCGGTCGTAACGTTCAAGTGTGGCGTAATGGTTTGCTTCAGCGCCGGGGTCCTGATTACCAACTCGATCAGGCAGGTGCAAAGATCATTCCAGTAAAGTACCCAGGATCTGGAGGGGTGCCTGTAGGTTGGCATGTGGATGATTATGTGACTGTTGCCTATCTTTTCTAGTTCCTTGAAAAAGACTTAGGCAGCGCATGAGAGATGGACAATTGAAACGAGGGAAAGAGAAAGTATGAAATTCGTATTCAGTATTTTTGGTGGACTTGCTATAGCTTTGATGATCCTGGCTGTCACATCCTATGTGATGGTGCAGGCGCAAACTAAAGCTGACGCTACCGTTCAATTGAAAAATCTGAGCATCAGTCCGATCCAATCTGTTGAGCGTTGGACATGTACAGACAATGCGACGGCACCTGTGAATTGTGATGGATTGTCAATGATCCGGTTGACACTCACTGACGGCACTGTGGTTGGTCCGTTTGTGGGTATTACAGCCTCTCCGACGATCCAAAGCAGTGGGAAGTGGACTCAGGTGCCTTTGGTTGCTTCGACTCCTCCTGGTGCGGCTTTACGAGGCGAAGGTGGCAACGAGGACTGAGTTTTCTTTTCCTCTTGTGCAGCTTCCCATTCAAGTTGTTTGAGGCGGCAGTTCAGACAAGTGTAGCCGCCTCGTATCGAAAGAACACAATCGCAATTAAACGGATTCATTGGAGTCTCCAAGCTGTTTTTGGATCATTTGGGCCAGACGTTTGGCTTCGATGTCGAGCAGCGCAAGGATTTCTTGACACGCTTCTGCTTTCCCTTCCCAGTACTGAAGCCGCCCATCGTCGAGGTTTGGCTTGCGTTCGATTAGTTTTTTGGCGATGCTTGCCGTATCTTCGTATCTGGCAAGCATCGCTTCGATTTGGACTCGTGCGGATCGCATTATACGCTCCTGTCCATCGGAGACTTCATCTCGAAGTCTGGATCGAAGTCTGGATAAATTTGAACTCGATAGAGGTTGTTCATTTTATTGTGCCCAGAGCGGAACATCACCATGAAATTGGTGATAGCGCCGATCCATTTCCCTTTCAAATTCCTTTTCTTCGTTGAAGTTGTCGTCATCCGGCTCCGCAGTGTAGATGGCGATGATGCGTAGGCATTCGGTCAGCCATTCGACGTGAGAGTCGGCTTCCCCATCCCAAAACTCGTTGGAAACGGCAAGGTCTTCTTCGCTGATGATTGATCCCATTGCTGTCTTTTTTTGAAGGCGGCGCACAGCTTCTTGAATTTTCCGGCTGGTTTCAGCCTTGAGAGCTTCGTCAATCCCGGTGGTCTGGTACTGTTCACGCATCGTGGTCAGATTGGCGTGCATCCGATTCATCCAGTCATGTTGTGCGTTGTTCATGATTTAATCCTAGCAGAGTCCAAGACCCTTGTCAAGTAGATACATCTATTTTCTGTCGTTTCTCTTTTTGGCGTCGGTTTGAGCCTGTTCCATTGAGGCCCAAGACGAGACAGCCTTGCCGTTCTTGTTGAAAACACAGAACAAAGCAGTCTCTTCGTCGTAGTCGGCAAAGAACGGTTCGTCATTTTCTTCGGGACCGTAAACTTCTTCTGGGGAGATGCGGTAGAGATCAGCAAAGTCTTCCATAACCAAAGTCTACCAAAGAGTGAGCCAAATGTCAATAGATGTATCTACTTTTTAGAATGCTGCCTCGAACATGGCGATTTCTTCCGGTGTGAGTAGGCGTTTGGTCTTGGCCCAATCTAAGAGGTTTCGCTTAGAGTAGATCCCGACCCACCAGTCATGTTCGAGACACAGGTCTTCAAGCACTATCCACGTTTCGACGAGCTTTTTCCCGCCGTATTTGAATTGACCGAATGCGCCGACCTCGACGGGGTAGGTTGTTTGATAGGCCATTAGAACGGCTCCGGGCTGTGCTGACAGAGAATGCTGTGGCGTCCGTTGTCGTGGCAGTCGCTTACACATTCCGCCGTTTGGATCGAAGCTTAGAGATTTGATCAGGAGTTCCATCGACAATAACGTATCCACCTGGATCAATCGTATAATCAAGATTCATTGACTTGACGAGTTGAACGACTTGATTCTTCACTGCATCTGTATCTATCTCAATCGTGAGTCGAGTTTCATTAATTGACTCTTTGACCGATTCCCATCCCCATCGACCACGACGAGGTTTGGGAGCCAGCTTTGCGAGTTGTGCGATTTCTCTGTCCATGAAATAAGCATAGCAGAGGTTGGCTCGATTGTCAATAGATGTATCTAAAGAATTTTAGATCGTGATCGAGACGCCGGAATCAGCACGAAAATTGTACGTATCCATCACCACCACATCACTATCGCCTTCAAGTCCGAATGCAATTTTGTCAGGATACGTGGTAAGAAAATCGCTGTAGTTTTGCGCCGTGCCATTTGGTACCCAGGTGGTTTGATCGTAGCTGTAGTAAGACGTATAGGTTGTCGCTGTGAGAACCATAGCATACCACATTGGTTTCGTCAAAGCGCCAAGCATCCAAGCCGCAGTATTTGTTACTGAAGTTTGGTAATTTGCGCTGACCGATAACGTTGTTCCTGAGATATTGTAGCGAACTCCTGCTCGTGCTGCTGCGCCGTAATTCCAACCATAGGACACAGCTTTATTGCCTGCTGTGTTGATCAACAGAATTGGAGTATACCACCAATCAGCATTAACGGTTGGAGTGACAACGCCTCTCCAAACAATCGTGGCAGAAGTTCCCGGTACAGTAATGTTTGGAGAACGAAAATAACTACCTGTAGCAGCTTTTTTGATTGTTATTGGCTGTGAGGATGTCAGAGTTGCCGAGACTGCTGAATAAGTTGTATAGGTGTAACCTGTTAAGTCGTCACCTTTTTCTGACCCATAATATGGAATCCATGCGCTACCATTATTGACAAACTTGAGATTTCGATCTGAACAGGAATACATGTCTCCTGCTTTAGAAACTGTTGGACGGTTCGCATAAGTTCCTTGACTATTCATATTGGAACGAATTGCGTCTAAAGCACCAGCAGTTAGATAGTGGTTGACTGTAGCGCCGCTGCTATGGTTAGCCGCTGTAGTACCTTCTTGTCCTCGGAGAATTGTGAATACAGCACCAGCAACAGCCGTTACCAAAATGATTTCATTGTTGATTCGAATTCGGAAATTTCCACTACCAGGAAATCCTGTAGCGCTTGTCACTGTGAGTGCAAGATCGCCAGCGAGAATTGAACCATTTAACGTAGTACCTGGATCGTTTGTATAAAGCTCTGCCATGCTGATGGTATATAGTTCTGATGAAACCAGAACCAAATTTCATGGGCAAGGATTCTTTCTTTTGGTGGATCGGTGTTGTTGAAGATCGCCGAGATCCAAAGAAGCTCGGTCGCTTGCGTGTGCGCATCCTCGGTGCTCATACAGAAGATAAACAATTGATCCCAACGTGTGAATTGCATTGGTCATATGTGTATCAACCAATTACATGGAATCAATCTATGAATGGTTTAGGACATTCACCAACAGGACCAGCAGAAGGTACGTGGGTTTGGGGATTTTTCAAGGACAATGAATCAGCACAGGACCCGATTGTGCTTGGAACTATCGCAGGCATCCCGGAGGAACCACCACAACCATGTATTGGCTTTTATGATCCCTCATTACCTTTTCACGAACTTCCTGACGCTCCTCGAAAAATACGGATTCGCTATTATCCTAACAACGGAACAGGTGCTCAGAATACTGATGAATCCATTGCATCGCTTTACCCTCGTCAGACTCATCCATGGGGTGCAATTATTGGCGAACCGGATGTTAACCGTTTGGCACGGGCGGAACAAGTAGACGATACGATCATTGGTGTACGTAAGCGCCAGCGTGATAATGGACGCCCAAAAGAGTTTGGTGGTATTCCTATTGCCTTTGTGCATCCACAGCCGGGGCGGAAGTGGGTTGAGCCTCTTCCTGGTTATAGTGCGAAATATCCGTACAATCACGTTTATGAAAGTGAGTCGGGACATATTCTTGAGATCGACGATACTCCGGGAAAAGAACGCATTCACATTTGGCATCGTTCTGGTAGCTATATTGAAATTGGAAACGGTAACGATCCACAAGGTTTGCATGGTGATGTGACGATGCGTTGGGTTGGTAAAAAGTTCGAAATTGTAATGGAGAACTCGTACAGCCATCATCAGAACGCTATGAACGTGACTATCGATGGCGAAGCCAACATTTATTGTCGTTCGGATGCCAATCTCCAGGTGGATGGCGATCTAAAGGTTCACGTCCAGGGTAACTATGAAGAAAAAGTTCATGGTAACTACACAACAGACATTGATGGCAACCGTATTGTGAAGATCGGTGGTAGAGATGAATTGAGTGTAGGTGGAAATCGAGATGTGGCAGTTGGTGGGACACTTACAGAATCTTCGGGTGGGAAGTTTAGTATGACTTCAGGTGGGCAAATCGCAGGTGATGCGCCCACTATTCACTGGAATTCTGGTATGGCATCGAGCGCATCTGTGAAATCTCCGTCTGTTCCTCCCTTCCCGGCTCCGTTAGGTATGAAAGAAGGTCGTAATGAGGGTGGACCAGATCCTGAAAAGGAAATCAAACCAGATCCGAATCCTGACAAATGCGATCAGAAAGATTGTTGAGAATAAAACATGCCTAGAATTGTCAGACTCACAGACGCATGTTCGGGACATAATTGCTTCCCACCTCGCCCGAATTCGACAGCAAGTACAAATGTGTTTGCTAACAACCTTGGTATTCATCGAGTTGGAGACACATGGTTAGAACATTGTTGTGGGCCTGTTTGTCACGGTGGAGCGCAAACGACTGGTTCACCAAACGTTTTTGTCAACAACAAAGCGGTCGCTAGAGTTGGGGATCAAATTTCCTGTGGATCGCAAAATTTAATGGCAAGTCCAAACGTATATGCCAACGGTTGACGAACGATAGTCTTCCAAGTGTCTGGCACTAAATAGAATTGTGCCACAGACCATCACCAATCGTTATAGTGATCTACACTTCTCTTTTATCGCCAACCCGGTGCGTAAAGATGTCGGGTTGGTCTATGATGTCGAAGCCGTCAAACAGTCTCTTATAAGTCTTGTTTTGACTAAACATTACGAACGCCCGTTTCATCCAGAGATTGGTTGCAACGTCACGGCTTTGCTCTTCGACAACATTACCTCCATTACTGCGATTGCCATTCAGCGTTCAGTTGAAGATGTTATTCAGAATTTTGAACCAAGAGTTAAACTCCAGAAGGTAGACGTACAGGTTCATCCTGATTCGAATGGATACAACGTTTCGATCTACTTTTTTGTCTTGAATTTTAGAGAATTGGTCAATGTGGATTTTTTCCTCGAACGCCTCAGATGATACTTTACATGCATAAAAACACCGTTACCGGGAAGTCGTACATTGGCCTCACTTCATTTACGATGGAAGAGAGATGGAAGCAGCACGTTCAAAGTGCCATGCAAAAGAAGACGCCAACACGAAAGTTTTGGAATGCGATTCGTAAATATGGAATTGATTGTTGGCAGCATATCGTCTTGTCTACGTGTGTTGAGTTATCTGAAGCTAGAATTCTAGAGAAACAATTCATTCAGAAGTTTGACAGTTACCACTTAGGATACAATTCTACTCTCGGCGGTGAGGGTTTGGATGGCTATAAGCATTCTGTTGAAACCCGTCAAAAAATTGGTGAAATAGGAAAGGGGAAAGTTCGAAGTGAGGCATTCAAAGAAAATGTTCGGCGACACATGAGAGCGTTCCACAAGACACGTAAATACAAAGACTATATTGTGATTGCGCCGGATGGATCAAGAACAAATACGACAAATATAAAGAAGTTTTGTTCAGAGAAAGACTTGAAATTGGAGAATTTGCGGTGGACACTGAAGACAGGAAAGCCCTGCCCTTATGTCCAAGCGGGATGGCAAGTAATTTATGGCTAAGGGAACATCAACAAAGATGAATGTGGGATATTTGGATTTCGATACAATCAAGGCGTCTTTGCGTGACTATCTTCGTTCTCAGAGTATCTTCAAGGGTTACGATTTTGAAGGTCCAGCACTGAGCGTTTTGCTCGACACTCTAGCGTACAACACCCATCTTTTTGGTTTCTACCTGAACATGATCGGCAACGAAATGTTCTTGGATTCAGCAAACCTCCGCTCTTCGGTTGTTTCATTGGCCAAGATGGTAAATTATACTCCTCGCTCGATCACCGCAGCGCAGGCTCGTGTTAGTATCGATATCACTCGTACTGATAGTTCTCCTGTCGCAGTTATTGAAAAGGCGACCAATTTTTCGTCTAATATCGATGGTAAGGTTTACAATTTTGTCACAGATCGTGCATATGGGGCCACTGTTGACTCGAACGGCAAGTTTAGTTTTCCAGATGTCACGCTTATCAACGGTACAGCTTACACCTATCGTATCATTGTAGATAAGTCTTTGCCGATGCAGAGATTTTTGTTGCCAAATGCAAATATTGACACTCGCACACTGACAGTTCGTGTCCAACGTTCGGTTTCTGATTCGGTCTTAGAGACTTATATTCTGGCTGATACTATATTGGAATTGAAGAGTGATACCCGTGCGTATTTTCTCCAAGAAGTAGAAGATCAAAAATTTGAACTAACTTTTGGGGACGGAATTATCGGAAAGGCTCTGGTAGATGGCAACGTGGTGGTGATAGATTATATTCTGACTGATGGATTTGTTGCAAATGGCGCAAGTTCATTTACTCCACTAGCTCCTCTTGCAAATTATCCTGCAAATGCAACAGTCATTACAACTCTCGTGTCTTCGGCAGGCGGATTGAATGCAGAAACAACAGAACAGGTTCGATTTGCAGCACCAAAGAATTTTCAGGCACAGCGTCGAGCAGTTACCGTATCAGATTATGTCCTAGCCATCGAACAAAATTACACAAACGCCGACTCAGTAGCAGTATGGGGTGGTGAAGAGAGTGATCCACCGCAGTATGGTAAGGTGTTCATCTCGATCAAGCCCGTAGACGGTTATGTGATCACCGACAACGCTAAGACGCTGGTGGTTAACAATGTTGTTCGAAAAATGAATGTTGTCTCGGTCATTCCAGAGTTTATTGACCCGGATTATACGTTTTTGATTGTTACGACAAAGGTACGGTATAACCCAAGTAATACTTTCAAGACAGACGGTGACATCCAGAACGGAGCTTACACAGCAATCATAGATTATTCCGTTGAGGAGCTTGATCGATTTGATAAAGAGTTTCGGTATTCACGTCTTTTGACAGAAATTGATAATAGCGATTCAAGCATCGTCAACAATCAAACATCAATTAAAATGAAAAAGACCTTCAAACCGATTTTGGATGTGGCAACAAATTACGATTTTGATGTGTACAATCCAATCCTTGAAGGCTCTGTCTCGTCGAGCAGCTTCATTGTAGTTCATGATCCTTTGTTACTTTTGCCGTATGTAAATGGTAATACGTACACGATTGCTGATGATCGTAATGGAAAACTATTTTTGTATCAACAGGGTATTGGTATTCCTTTAGCTCCGGTGCGAGAGGTTGGTACTATTGACTACGAAAAAGGTAAAATTCATCTTAACCGTTTTATGCCGTATACGGGTGATGCATCGGGCGCAATTGATATTATCATGTCACCAAAATTGAATGATGTTACTCCAACAAAGAATAATATTCTCTTCATTAAGCCACAGGATGTAAGTGTCACGGCAATCCCGGTAGCGTCATAAGGTAAGAAATGCCAAAGGTTCCAACACCACAAAAAACCGTTTCACAGTTTATTGAGCGTCAGCTTCCTGATTTTGTTCAAGAACAGGACCCGATGTTTATTGCCTTTTTACAGGCATACTATGAATGGCTCGAAACAAACGGTCAGGAAATTTTCTCTGGGAAAATCGTTACGGCAGCGGCTAACACAGTTGTTCTTCCGTCAACTGCATCTGATAAGGTTAACATCTATCAGGGAAAGAGTGTGGTGTGTCTCAACGGCCCGACAAAAGGGCATACCCGCAAGATTCTTGAATACAATCCAACGACGAAGACGCTTTTGATTGATCCATCCTGGGACGCCAATATGGTTCCTTTGGATAATACGTTGATTGCCATTCGTGACAACATTAATCCTGCATCTCTTTTGGATTACAAAGATA